CATTGTAATAATGCCAGTGCCTGCTTCTTTTGCTATCCGAAACTGCTGTCCGTTGATATAGACGTTGCTATCAGCGGTAGCGGTGGTTTTATTGAAAGATATGATAGGTAAACTCGTAAAAATTTCTGGATTTGTTATCGACTGACCGCTAAGAATCTCTCGTTCATCTTCCCCGTCTAGTCGGAAAACATACGGTTGACATTTGACTGTAAAATCAATATCTAACCAATCGCGCCTCAGATCCTTTCCTGACGTTCCGCTGTACCCAAGTGCTTTGTAAAAATATTCATTATACTCACTAAAGAGAAGCGGTTCATATTCACGTGATAAATAAAGCCACCCAGCTATATTTCTAAGCTGCGTGGCAATTGTTTTATCATTTTCTTTATATATTCTTACAGGAAAGTTTTTTTCTATATCCTTTAGCCTTCCCTTATCGTGAATTATGTCAGAACTTCGCCCGTCAACCTCTGTAAAATCTAATGAAGTCTGAGGTATTACAAAATCCATGTCATTTCTTATTCGCATAAGAAATTCATTAGATCGTCTTCCGCGAAATTGAAAATAGGGTAACTTTGTAAAATCTATTTTAATCGCCCCCTCAATTGTCTTTCTGTTAATCTGGCTAACCCTTCGGACGTGTCTTCAATTGATCGATCGTTAGATAAATCAGCGTGTTCAATATTAAAATTGAAGATCGGTGAGTAGGATTTTGATTCGTTAGAGTTATTGATGATTTGATTACCAACACTAGCCAAGCCCATTTTTCCAACTCCTAAAGCTATTTCTGGACTAATTCTTGATAAATTATATCCATCAAACCCCAAATCAAAATTCGTTGATAGACGATCGCCCATAGATGATATATTCTTTTGAACACTTCTGAAGCTAGCATTCAATCCTCTATTTAAACCATCCATAATTGACTGACCGGCTGGGATTAATAATTTTTTATCGTAGGAAATAGGACCCTTATTCGCTTCTATCCAATCCGCGATACCTCCAACAAAACTCTTTACGCTCTCGAAGCCTGCTTGAAGTCCATCTAAGAAACCGTTAATGATTGATATACCAGCATTCCATAAACTATCTGGAACGAATACGCCAATAATAGCTTCTAGTAAGTTCCATGCGGCATTTCGAACATCACCCTGTCTATTCCTGATATTGTCAGCGAAACCATTTATCAGGTTTATTGCAGCATCCATCAATCTTCCTTGCGCTTGAATAACACCTCTTACTATGGCGTCTACTAAATTCATTGCAGCATTCACTATGTCTGGAATCTTTCGAGCGATTCCTTCTAAAAACTTAACAATTAGATTTACTGCAGAATCAATAATTTTCCCAAGATTATTCGCAATGCTATTAACAAAATTAGCTATGAGATTTGCCGCTGAACTAACAATATCAGGCATTCTTGAAGCTAAGGCTTTGACAAAATTAACCATCAAATTTACAGCTACATTCACGATATCCCCCATTCGTGAAGCTATTGCTTTTGCAAAATTCACGACAACAGAAATTGCAGCATTTGTTAAATCTCCAATTTTAGAAGCAACACCTTGAAGCAAAGCAATAAGCAAGCTCATCCCAGCGACAATGATATCTGGTAATCTTTGCGTTAGCGCTTGTAACCATGTAACGATTAAATTTGCCCCATTAGCTATAAGAGTAGGTAGTTGCTGAGTAATGCCTTGTAAAAGTGCATTAATTAGACTGATACCAGCTTCTATTATTTGTGGTAAAGCAGTGGTTAATCCGCTTATCCATGCAACGATGATTTTAGTAGATGATTCTATAATTGTTGGAATTAGTATTAACATTGATTGAGTAAAAGAATTGATCAATTGAACAGCTGCCAATGCAAGCATGGGTAGTCCCTGTGCAATCCCAAGAACAAAGCCTGCTATGACCTGAAGGCCGCCTGAAATAATTCCCGGCAAAGCTGCTGCAATAGCTCCTAATATCCCTTGTAACGCAGTTCCGAAAGAAGTTCCTAATTGCGGGCCATATGTAGCTATCCCTTCAGCTAGTTCCTGAATTGAACTAAAAATAGTATCCATTCCTTTGGAAATATCTCCGCCACCAATTACTTTGGCAAACAATTCGAATGCTTTAATTACTAAGCCTACCGGACCCAGCAACGCAAGAAAAACAGATTTAATAACCTTAAGTCCAATTCCAAAAATGTCAACAGAGCTTGATCCTGATTTAAAGTTTCCAATCAGTGTTTTTACGCCGTTTGCTAATTTTGTCATGCCATTCCAAATAGATTCTGGCAGCATCTCGCTAAATCGATCATGTAGTTCTGCGACGCTTACACTCCAATCATTAAATGCAATTGCTTTAAAGGCTTTTGCTAATAATTTGATTCCTTCGACAACATTTCTTAGACCATTCGCTAAACGTGTCATACCGTTCCATAATGATTCCGGAAATAGTTTTGTAAATTCGTTTTTTAAATTTGCTACACTAACGCTCCAGTCGGAAGTAAAAATAGCTTTAAATCCTTGCCATAGTAACTTTAATCCAGCTAATACTTTATCCATAGGAGCCATTAACGCAGATAGAGACTGGCCTATTTCGTTTACCTTATTCCTGAATCCTTCATTTGTTTTGTAGAAGTAAATAAAACCTGCAGTTAATGCCGCAATTCCTGCTATCACTAGAGCGAATGGGTTAGCCATCATTGCAGCCTTCATCAAAGTAAATGCTGATTTAACACCTTTTATTGCATTGGAAACACTATTTAAAATTCCTATTGTTGCGTTAAATGCAAGAAAACCTGACGCTACAGAAACAATAATCCCACCAAGGATTTTAAAAGCAGTAGAATGCTCTTTCACAAAAGCAGTTCCTTTTTGAATCAACGGAATTATCTTATCCATCGACTTGACTATCGATGCACCGGCAGAGTTAATCCCACCTTTTAAACTATCTATGTGCTGAGCTATTGTTTTACCGCTTAGCTTTTGGACTAATTCGTCAAACTTAGTCAATATATTCGCCAAGTTTTTTGATACAGCATTTCTTAAATTTCCGAATGAGGTAGCTATTCCTAAACTATTCTCTTTCGCTAATTTCGCTAAATCACCAGTGCCAGTACCTAACTCAATTAGTTTATTTTGAAAGTCATCAAAGGTTACCGTGCCTTCTTTTAAAGCAGCATATAAGTCTCTCTGTGCTGATTTTCCTGTATACCCCATTGCTTCTGCAGTCTTTTGCAACGCAAGAGGCATTGTTTCTTGTAATGTTTTCCATGATTCTAAATCGACTGTTCCTGTTGAAAGCATTTGATTAAATTGTTGCATCCCTCGATTTGCATCATCTGTAGAAGCTCCAGAAGCAAGAAAGGCGTTATTCAGAGCTAAAACAGTATCCGTGGATTTATCAAGGTCGCCAGTAATAGCCGTCATTTGTTGTGTGTTAGCTACTACGTCATCTAACTTAGTTGGTAATCCATCAATCCCATCAGAAAGTTTCTTAATAGATTTATCTGAGTCCTCAGCGCTAAAACCGAGCGCCTTCATGACCTTAGGGAACTTCTGCATTGTGTCAAAGCGTGAAACTGCATCGCCAACTGAGTTTTTGAGCACATTAAAAGCCGTACTGGCAAGCTTTACAGCACCGACAGCAACGGCCATATCTCTAATGCTCTTATTGGCTTTTGTAGATTTCCCCTCTAATTGATCCAAGTTTTTATTCAATCCAGTTACATCTTTACCGTCTACATTGACAGATATTGATACCGTTCCATCACTCATCGTCATCCTCCTCCCTTAACATATTTGGAAGAGCGTACTTACGCTGTAATTCACGCATTCTCCGCTTTTCTTTTGCATCCATTCCTTTTTGAGGTTCCCAATTTCGAATCTGGATGATGCGTTGCATAATAGAATCGTCTGGTAAACTCTCAAGAAGTGCCTGGAACTCTTGCCAAGAAAGTTTTCCTTGCTCTGCGAATAGATTTATCCCTATTTGCCTGAACGACGCATAAATGTACTTCGCGTCATAAACGATATCTAAGCTCTTTTTAGTCGGCTTTGTTGGTAATTCGTTTCCAAGTTCATCAATTTCAGGTTGATTATTTCCTTCGAATAAAATGAACTTGGATCGAATTAACTCCCACATGTCCAATTTTTCGGATAAACTTAAATCCGTTTCTCCTACTAATAATTCAATAACCAAGTCAATCTTTTGCTTACTAAACAGCTCTTTGTCTGCTAGAACATCAAACACGTCTAGCACATTGTCAAAAGCTAAATCAATTGGATAGGTTTTTTCACAAAAAGAAAAAGAGGTAACAAGCGGATCATTTAACCGCATAACTGTCACCCCTTCTTAATTGCTTTTTTCTTCAAATATTCTTTTTGAACATTAGTCGATTTGCTTTCCTGCTCTTTCTTGAACTCGTCGATATTCTGTGCAATCCCACTAGCCAAATCAAAGAATGCGTTAATCCAAGCGATAAGGTCTGGTACTTCTTTGTACAGTTTCTTAAACGCTCCATCACCAAGCATTACGTCATAGCCTAAGCCAAGCGCTTCTTTCTTCGACTCAATATCACCATCATCTTCCAATTCATTTAGTTTCTTTTCAACCTCTGCATATTTAACTTCATATTCTTCAATATGCTCCGCAGAACAATCAAAAAAGAAATCTAATCCTGCTAATGATACAGGGAACCCTGTTCTTTCAACATTAATATTTAATGCTTTCATATTCGTCCTCCTATGCTGATGCTGGAGTTATTTTCACAATGGCACTTTCTTTTCCATAGCCAATTTCATTTTTAGCTTGTGCCTTGAATTCATACTCCGATCCGTTTGTTAATCCACTAATATCACCCGTTTTTGTTGTAACTTCTTTTTCAGAGAATGTAGCCGACCCGGTTCTATACAAAATCTTATAGCCAGTAATATCCGATGCGCCGGACGGATCAGTAAGTGTGTAGCTCACTTTTCCGTCACCGGCTGTTACCTCTATAGTTGGAGCATCGGGTACTATTTTTTTGGTGTAATCTCTGGAATTCGGTCAAAAGTAATCGTGCAGCTAAAGTCTTCATATTCTGTAGCATCGCCTGCGCCTGCAATGATATCCGTTAAGGTAGCGCGTCCGATATATGTGTCGCCGTTTGTCATCACAACTTTATGCCATACTTTACGACCTTCGCCAGTCTTGTATTTCTTTGAAGCAACCAAAGCTTGCGCAGCATCTTCAGGGTCGTAAAAACCTTCAGGACTATACGCTCCTGCGACCGCCGTTACTGTCGTTTCTGGTGTTCCATCGCCATCGTAAAAACCTGTATCGTCTGTTTGCTCATCGGTATCATCGCCAATGGAGCTAATGTACTTGGCTAACCGTAACCATTCTTCACTTTCTGCTGTTGGCGCGGTTTCTTGACCTAGTGTGTATTCAGCTAAGTAATGTTCCCGTTTCGCATTCTTGTTACGAGCAAATAATTGTATATTCATTTTTAATAGCATTATTTTTCCCCCTTGAAGGTTGTTAGTTTTACTTGAAAGTCTAATAAAAAAACGAACCAGCCTTGTTCATCAGCATCATTGATGAACGGCTTGCTCGATATTGTAAGATTATTGAATTCAAATGAATTATTTGAGCTAGTTATTTCTTCTAGTTGTTCTAAATAGTCTGAGATCAACCACAATGCTTGCTCTATCTTGTCACCATCTTTTGACTTCATTGCGATTTCATAATTCAGTTGTTGGTCCTTGATACCATCATAAAACTCAGTTATTACTTGGCCGCCGGGTAACGGATAAATTACTAGGCTTTCATCCGCGGAAAGGTATCCTTTTCGAATTTTGATAGGTAACCCAGCAATTGTATTAATGGAATCTTTAATACGATCAATAAAATCCATCAGTTAACACCAGCTCCTCTCAAAAATGCTCGCTTCCATGATTTTCCGTGCAGTCCTTTAGCTTTCAAATCCCAACGTGGACCAGTGCCTGGAGTAGAATACTTCTTACCTCTCAGATAAAATTGTCGTTTTGCGTACTTCGTTTCATACAGAATCACGCTCCCGTCATTTTTTAGATGCGCGCTTGTTCGAAGAGTGTTACTTTTTCTAGGTACAAATGGATTCATATCAGCCATTGCTTGATTTCCCAATGCATACCTTCCCCGTTTCATTGCTTCAGGACTTAATTTTGCACGCACGCCTTTTATATTTACTTCTACACCCATCAGACCACCTCTAACTCATATGAGTATAAATCGTCTGTATAAGCTTCAGTAAGTCGGTCAACCTTAGTCACCGTGTGTTCTGTTCCATCATAGATAACTAATGATTGTGCTTTAAAATCGAGCATTGGATCGGTCATACCTTCATAACAAAAAATCACTGCATTATAGAGTAATTGCTTGCTGTTCGTTGAAAACGTATATTGGCTTCCGCGATCGATGCGGCAAAAAGAAATGGTTTTTTCTTCACCGTACTTAGGCTTATTCCAGTCACCTTCTCCTAGATACTCTCGATAAATAAATGAATCAACCAAGAACTCTTTTGGTGGTTTCGGCATTAACATGAGTCAACACCTCGATATAGAAGCCCTGTGCCTTCAAGATAGATATAAATGTCCTCGGCCACTAAAGATTTGCTCTCATTAGCTCCTGATGAGTTATATCGACTGCCATTTGAAACACTCGTGCGACCAGCTGAGAAAGTCTGCGGTGCTCTATTGATACTCTCAAAAGTAGCTGCCCCAAGCTCCCCGAAATACTCAATTTGACTACATAGAGCTAATTTGAATTGATCGACTCGAAACGTGACCGGATCTTCATCGATTTTATGCAATTGATAAAACCGATTCGTGATATTGTCGATCACTGCAGCGGCTTTTGAGTAAAACTGTTCGAATGTCTTTTCATAATCATCGGTTTTCCCAGTAATTGATTTGAACTCGTTAAATGTAATATAGCCCATGACTTGCCTCCTTCCATAAAAGAAAGGCTAGCCAAAAGACTAGCCTCCACTTGGTTCGGTTACTGTGACTTCACATGTTGCCGTCTTCCCGTTCACTGTCTTAGCGGTAACTGTAGCAGTCCCCGCTTTGACACCAGTGATTTTCCCTTGAACAGGTGTTACTGTTGCGATCGTTTCATTACTTGAGGTAAATTGAACCGATTTATCAGTAACATCCACTGGCGTTACAGTAGCAGATAATGTTTCTGTGGCTCCCACCGCTAGCGTAGTCGTTGTTTTGTTTAACGTTACGCCGGATGGGTCTACACTTTTGGGGCGTATGAAACGTAAATTGCTTTCTTAGCATTATCAAATACAATTGCATCGTAGTAGTCCAAACCTTTGATGGTGTCACGGTATCCGCTTCGGTCTTGAGAAGCTGGAACAGTATCGACGGTACCAAATTTCACGATTGGCGCAATCGCAGTTAGAGGTGTAATGATGAAGTTGATTGTATCTTCAATATTGATACCATTGATACGGTTTTTCGATACTTTGAGGATCGGCACACCGCCATCGATCTGAGCTACTGTACGATTGATTCCATTAATTTGCATTTGGTTTGTGGAGAAAGTTTTGCTGACTCCTTTCGCATTCTTCAATAGACGATACGTTGTAGCAGAAACAAACATCACGTATCCGCCTGGAACTTCATTATCCGTCATATATTCTTCTGCGGCATCATAGGCAGCTAGGATAGTATCTTCTGTTAATGTTTCAGGTACTTTATTCCCAGCGTTTTCAAACATTACTTGGACAGCGACTTTGTCCCGATGTGGTACCGTGATCAAGCGCTTGT